TGCAGATGATTTAGGTATAAGTAAGAATCAATCTAAGAACTTACTTAACAAAGGTCGAAGTCGCAAGGACGGTGGATCGCAAATCTTGGAGAGTGTAATGAAGAAACCAGTGTATGCTAAAAATGGTAAGGCTAATGTAGTAAAGCCAAAGAAAAAACCAAATAGAATGTTTAGCAATGATGCAGAAGCAGCGAAGAAGAACACTGTTAATAAATTAAAAACTATGGGTGTTTTACCAAGAAAAGATAATACAACAAAAGATAAGACTGAATCTTTAGATAAAGAATTTAGTAGAAAGGTTTTCGAAGCAAATCAAAAAGCTATGAAAGAAGCGGTCGAGACAAGAAAAAAAGCTAACCCAATATCTAAAAGAAAAGCTGGTGGTCAAGAAAATTTTGGTATGCTAAGTGTTAAAGCTGGTATTGACAATAATCCGAATGCAACACAAGCAGATAGAATAGCAGGAGCCACTAAAAATCTTCGTGGTGGTGGCATAGCTATTCAAGGACTAGGATTTAGAGGAGTCAAGTAAGTGGCTGTAGATGATTTTGATGATGGTTATGGAGATCCTAGTGACTATGGAATGTCACAACAGGATTTTGATGATGCTAGTGCTATCGGACAGGCAACATATTCTGGAGACAGTGATCAATTAGCACAAGCCATTGCAAACTCTACAGCAAGAGCTCGGTCAGGTAGCCCCAGCAGATCCAATGTAATAGGATCAACAAATTATGATCCTCAGTTTGCAGCAGCCTTAAAAATAAGTAGAGGACTAAACCCTGGAGTGAATACTGGTGGATTAGATGTACCATCTTATCTACAACCACAACTTCCTGGTAATAAAGTTTTAAACGAAGCTGGTGATAGAACAATGTATTATTCACCAGTAGAAAGATTTATGCAGGACGATTTGGCAGATATTGCTCAGTCTGGACTTGGACTTACTGGTCTTGTGGGTAAGGGATTAGATGCACTTTTTGGTGGCATTGATTTTTTAAGCAACAGTAAAGCTGGTAATAAAATTGAAGACGTATTTGAAGAAGAAAAAAGAATAGAAATAGCTGATTTAGAGAAAGATAGACTAGCACAAGGACTCAACAAAGATTTTGAACCTATTACTTTCCCTACTATAGACAGAACAAATGTTTTAAATAATTCTTTTATGGATTCTGGTGCAAAAGGCATAGCTAACACAACTGTTGGTAAAGAAGTTGCATCAAATTTTCCTGTAGCTCCTTCAATATCAAACGCAGAAAGAAGTTTAATAAGCTCTAATATGTCAGCAAACAACATTTTAGAACTTTTAAAAAACTTGGAAAAAGAAACTGATAATGTCGAAATAGATGCAGGACCCAACAAAGGAAATACTTTAACAAAAGCTGAACCTAGTACTTCTTTTTATGATGGTTCACAATATAACGATTTAGCCATGCAAAAATTAAAAAATTTTGGTTATAATGTTGAAGTACCAAATTTACCAAGTCAATTTCCTACTTCAAGACCTTTTCCCGGAACCAATGAAGTTGCTCTTCAAAGAGGAACAGATGGATATTATTTTGCCAATGCAAGTAATAGAAAGTTAGATATTCCAGAACGTATATCTAATTTTACATTCCCTACTTTGACAGAGGCTCAAGTTAGGGCATCAGATGATGCAGGATATTCATTTGAACCTACAACTAATCTAGCCACTCTTGGATTACAAAGAGATAATACAGAGTTCATTGAAAAAGCAAATTTACCACCCGAACTACAAGGAATAGTAGGTTTGAATACAGAATTAGATTATGGACAAACTACTCCTTTAAGTGTGCTACTAGAAAATACACCTTTAGCTGTAACAGCAAGAGATAGAGCTTTAAAAAAAGAACAAGACAAAAAAGACAAGCAAATAGCAGAAGCAGAGGCTTTTAGAAAATTTAGAGAATCATTATCATCACCTACACGAAAAGGATCTGGTTATGGAGGAGTTAATCAACCTGTGATTCCAAATTATGCTAAGAACTTTGCTCCAAGTTTACCTCCTTTATATTAGAAAGATAATTAATGTACATAACTGATTTCTTACAAAAATATAAAAAAGACTTACAGACCAGAGTGGATGATATAAGTATTTCCTTGACCAGTGGTAGTGCATCTGATATTGGTCATTATAAAGCAATGGTAGGTGAGATACAGGGACTAACCTATGCGTTGGAACATATACAAACCCTGCTAAAAAAGGTGGATGATGAGTCTAATAGTACCTGAGTACGTTCTTGCACAAAGGAACGCTAAGAAAAAAGCCGAAGAAGAAGCAAAAAAATTAAACTTAACACAAAGAATACCACAGCCCACAGGGTGGAGAATATTAGTTATGCCCTACATGGGTAAAGAAAAGACTGATGGTGGTATTTATGTCCCAGATCCAATAAGAGAAAGAGAAGCACGAGCGACAGTTACAGCATATGTAGCTAAAGTTGGGCCTCTTGCTTATAAAGATATAGACAAATTTGGAGAAGAAGGAGCTTGGTGTAAGGAGGGCGATTGGGTTTGTATTGGTCGCTATGCTGGTTCTAGATTTCAAATAGAGGGTGGAGAAGTAAGAATAATCAATGACGATGAAGTCATTGCAACCATTGTCGATCCAGACGACATCAAAACATACGGAGCTTAGTATGCAAGAAGAAAAACTAAAAGTAGAAGAAGTCGAAGAAGAGGGTCAAGAGATTGAACTTGTAGAAGAAGGAGCTTCTGAAGAAACTCCTGTAGTAGAAACAAAACAAGAAGAAAAAGCTGAAGAACCAGCTAAAGAAGAAGGTGACGAATTAGAAAATTATTCTGATTCAGTCAAAAAAAAGAATATCTAAACTAACAAGTAAGTTTAGGGAAGAAGAAAGACAACGTAACGAAGCAATTAAATTTGCTGAGTCTGTCAAGAAACAAAATGAAGAATTACAGGCAAAATTAAATAAGTTAGACACTACTTATGTTGGGGAGTTTGATACAAGAGTACAGTCTCAATCTCTAGCTGCAAAAGAAGCTTATAGAAAAGCTGTGGAAGAAAATGATGTTGATGCAATGTATGATGCACAACAAAACATTTCTAGAATTGCGTTAGAAGAAGCAAGACTTGCTCAGATAAAAGCTCAAAGAGAAGAAGCTGTTAAAGAAGCAGAAAATAAAGCTGTACAACCAGAACAAACTCAAGTTCAACAAACTCCACCAAAGCCGGATCCTAAAGCTGAAGATTGGGCAAGTAAGAACACATGGTTTGGGTCAGATCAGACGATGACTTATGCAGCTTTTGGTTTACATAAGCAATTAATTGAGGATGAAGGGTTTGACGCAACATCCGATGAGTACTATACTGAATTAGATAATAGAATTAGATCAGAGTTTCCGCATAAATTTGCTGAAGCTCCGAAAAAATCTAATAGTCCCAGAGTCGCCTCTGCTGGGACAACGGCTTCTAAGTCGTCATCACCAAAGGGACGCAGAACAGTCAAGTTGACTGCTTCGCAGATAGCGATTGCGAAACGTCTGAATGTTCCGCTTGAAGAATATGCTAAATATGTGAAGGAGTAGAAACATGGCAGAAAAAAGAACAACACGAGATAATGAAAGTCGTGCAAAGACCCCGGCAAGAAGAAAACCGTGGGCACCCCCATCGAAGTTGGCTATGCCAGATGCACCCGCTGGGTCCAAACATCGTTGGAGCAGAACTCATTTAAGAGGTGAGGAGGATAAAACGAATATGCACTCAAGACTTAGGGAAGGCTGGGAGCCAGTTAGAGCGGACGAGTATCCAGATTCTGGAGACATGTTTCCGACAATCGAAGAGGGTAAGAATGCAGGGGTAATCGGAGTAGGTGGTTTAATGCTTGCACGAATACCAGAAGAAACGGTAGAGGAAAGAACTGAATATTATCGGGACCAGACCCGCAACCAGATGAAAGCCGTGGATGAAAACCTAATGAGGGAACAACATCCTTCAATGCCAATCAGTAATGAGAGGCAAAGTCGTGTATCTTTCGGTGGTAAAGCAAAACCAACCGAGTAACTATAATGAAGCTATAAGGAGCTAAATAAATGGCTAATGTAAACGTAAAGTTTGGGTTAAAGCCGATTAGTGTTATTGGTGGTGGCATCAATTCTACTAGTCAGTATTTTATCAAAAGCGATGCTTCAGCGATTTTCCAGGGTTCTCCAGTTGAAGTCGAGTTGACAGGTGGAACCGCAGCAATCATAACAAGTGCCGATGGAGATGGTAAACAACTCCTTGGTGTTTTTGCTGGATGTGAATACGTTGATGCGTCAACAGGTAAATTAACCTTTAAAAACACATGGGCAGGGTCAGGTACTGCCGATACTAACCACGATATAAAGTGTTTTGTCTATGACAATCCAATGCAGAAATTTATCATTGCATCAGATGGGACTAACACTAATAAGGCAACTGCGAGAGCAGATATTTTCACAACAGCACACTTAGCAACCGCTACTGCTGGAAGCACCACAACTGGTCTTTCAAGTGCTATGATTGATATATCAACAGCTGAAGCGTCAGATCCTTCAAACCCATTAATGATTGTGGGTATTCATGAAGATGTGACTAACGCTGATCACTCTGCCGCAGGTATCTCTTATATCGTTAAACTCAACAATCATGTATTTGCCAGTTCTTCTGGTGATGCTGATGCTGCTATATCATAAGGAGTCTTAACTATGGCAATTTCAAGAGCACAACTCGCCAAGGAATTAGAGCCGGGTTTAAACGCCCTCTTTGGTATGGAGTATAATAGGTATGAAGGTCAACATTCAGAAATCTTTGACACCGAGTCATCTGACAGAGCGTTTGAAGAAGAAGTAATGTTGAGTGGATTTGGAGCTGCACCGACTAAGTCGGAAGGTAACGCAGTGACATTTGACGATGCAAATGAGGCTTATACTGCAAGGTATAACCATGAGACAGTTGCAATGGCGTTCTCAATAACAGAAGAAGCCGTAGAGGATAACCTTTATGACAAAATCTCTTCTCGTTACACAAGAGCACTTGCAAGATCTATGGCACATACTAAGCAAGTAAAAGCAGCAGGTGTATTAAATAATGCATTCGACACAACTGTAACTGGTGGTGACGGAAAAGCATTATGTGTAGCAGATCACCCATTAACAAATGGTGGAACTCTAGACAATGTTGCAGCAGCAGATCTTAACGAAACATCTTTAGAAGATGCATTAATCAATATTGCAGGTTTTACAGATGAGAGAGGATTAATCATTGCTTTAAGAGGCATGAAGTTAATTATCCCTCGTCAGTTACAATTTGTAGCAGAAAGATTGATGGCTTCTAATATGAGACCAGGAACAGCAGACAACGATGTCAACGCTGTACAGTCAATGGGCATGTTACCAAATGGTTATGTGGTCAATGACTTCTTGACTGATACAGATGCTTTCTTCATTAAGACAGATGCACCGAATGGTCTAAAGCACTTCGAAAGAATGTCTTTAGCTACTGCGATGGATCCAGATTTCGAGACAGGAAACATGAGATATAAAGCAAGAGAAAGATATTCTTTTGGTTTCTCTGATCCTCGTGCCGTGTTTGGTTCACCAGGAGCGTAAGCTTAATTAAAACTTTAAAGAAAGGGCAGTTACATACTGCCCTTTTTTGTGTATAATAAACTAAACCTTGACAGTTGCATGGTGCGACTGACATTTGCCAAGACAAGGAGATTGATATGGCTAATACAACTTTCTCGGGTCCAGTCCGATCAGAAGGTGGATTTACTACAATAAGTAAAAACGCTACAACTGGAGCAATTACTACACAATCAAGCATTAACTCAAGTGGTATTACATCTTTTGATGCGAACACAATGCCGGTAGAAGCTGGTACTGGTATCACAACAGGTTCTGGAACTATCTACAGAAGTTCTGTTCAAAGAGTTGGTGGTATAATCACAACAAGAATTCTAATTGACTTAACTGGTTTAAGATCAACTGGTTCTGGTGACATCATTGGTGTTAACGGAACATCATTGGTTTGTCACATTGGTCAGATCACTGCTGCAAGAAATGGTACAATCTTAACAGGTAGTATGGAATGTTTTGAAGCCCCAGCTGGTGGTGATCCTGACATTAACATACATTCTGCTACAGAAGGAACTGGAGTAGAAGATGGTGCTATTGGTGATCTAACAGAGACACTATTGGTAAACGCAGGTGACGCAACATTAGGAAGTAAAGTTTACTTTACTGGCGTTCCAGCCGCAGATCAATTCTTATACTTAACAACTGGTGCTGCAACAGATGCAGATTACAGTGCTGGTAAGTTATTCATTGAATTGATGGGCTACGAAGCTTAATTTATGGGGGTTTTATACCCCCATCTTTTAGAAGGAGATTAATATGAGTATG